AAACTTGAAGATTTACCACAAGAAGAAATCGATGACGCTGACTGTGACAGTTGCGTACTATAAGGAAAAACAATGACAGTACTAAATACAAACTCATATGATCACACTGCGTCAAAAATGTTCTTTGATGACGCTCTTGGAATGCAAAGATTTGATACACTCAAATATAGAGCATTTGACAAACTTACAGATAAACAACTTGGTTTCTTTTGGAGACCAGAGGAAGTAGATATTCTCAGAGATGCTGCTGACTTTAAAAATCTAACAGAACATGAACAACACATCTTCACTTCAAATTTAAAACGTCAAATTGTGTTAGATTCTGTACAAGGTAGAGCACCTGCAGAAAGCTTTGGCTCAATTGTGTCACTACCAGAACTTGAGAACTGGATTATTACTTGGACATTCTCCGAAACAATTCACTCACGTTCATATACACACATCATCCGTAACGTATATCCTAATCCTTCAAAAGTATTTGATGAGATGATGGATATTCAAGAAATTGTAGATTGTGCTGATTCAATCTCTGAGCACTATGATGATTTGATTGAAATGACTAAATGGTATGAACTATTTGGAGAAGGTGAACATAAAGTAATTAGTCAAGAAGATTGTGATCCTGTAGACGGCATGAAACTTGGAGTTGTTCAAAGAAATACAAATAAATCTATCTCTTTGTACGATTTGAAAAAGAAACTCTATCTTTGTATGGCAAGTGTTAACATTCTAGAAGGTGTACGTTTCTACGTTTCATTTGCCTGTTCATGGGCATTTGCTGAACTTAAAAAGATGGAAGGTAATGCTAAAATTATCAAACTCATCGCTCGTGATGAAAATGTACATCTTGGATCGACTCAACAAATTCTCAAGTTGTTACCACAAGACGATCCTGATTTTGCAAAGATTGCTAAAGAGTGTGAACAAGAAGTAATTGATATGTTTATCGAAGCAGTTGATCAGGAGAAAGAATGGGCTAACTATTTATTTAAAGACGGATCAATGATTGGGCTTAATGCACAACTACTATCAGACTATATTGAGTGGGTAGCCCACAAACGTATGACTGCTATTGGAGTAAAGTGCCCTTATTCAGTCCCACGTGCTAATCCATTACCCTGGACACAAAAATGGATTTCAGGTGCTGAAGTTCAAGTAGCACCACAAGAAACAGAAATCTCCAGTTATGTAATTGGAGGCACTAAACAAGATGTTTCTAAAGATACTTTTAAAGGATTTTCTCTATGATTGATCTAAATAAATATAAAGAATTTGTAAGTGCAGTTACTAGTCAAGAGAGTAATAATACTAGAAAACTTACTAATAAACTAGAAGAATTAGACCATAAAGTAAATATCGCACTTCTTATGACTGGCGGTATTGGTTTAGCCTCTGAAGGAGGTGAGTTTAATGAAATTGTAAAAAAATGTGTATTTCAAGGTAAACCCTTGGATGACGACACTATCTTTCATATGAAACGTGAACTTGGTGATATTATCTGGTACTGGATTAACGCTTGTCGTGCGTTAGAATTAGACCCAAATGATGTTGTAGAAGAGAATGTTAAGAAGCTTGAGTCACGTTATCCTGGTGGAGAGTTTGACGTACATTACTCTGAAAATCGTCAAGAAGGGGATCTTTAATGGATGTTGTTATTTGGAGTAAACCAGATTGTTCTTTTTGTGTAAGAGCAAAGTATCAGTTTGACAAAGCAGGTATTGAGTATGTAGAAAAAATGATTGGTTTTGGTGGTATATCAAAGGATGATTTATTAGCAGTTGCCCCCAATGCTAGATCAGTTCCACAAATATTTGTTGATGGAGAATTGATTGGAGGGTATAATGAACTAATGAAATCGGGGATACTCGATTCCTAAAAAAGGAGAATTAGCGTTTGGCTAACGGCAACGGTAATGGGCATAAGCCCCTCAAAAAAGTCAGAATTGACGATCTTTTAACTTTCCAACCTATAACAGAAAATCAACAAAAAACATATGATGCTTATAAAAATGATAAACATCTACTGCTACATGGAATAGCTGGCACAGGAAAAACATTTCTTTCACTATATTTATCACTAGAAGAAGTGTTAGATCCCTCAACAGTTTATGATGACGTATTTATAGTTCGCTCAGTTGTGTCAACAAGAGACATCGGATTCTTGCCTGGTGATGAGCAAGAAAAGGTTTCTATATATGAGGCGCCATACAGATCAATTTGTAGAGAACTATTTGGCATTAAAGATTCCTATGATGCTCTAAAACAACAAAATAATGTTAAATTTATGAGCACTTCTTTTATAAGAGGAATCACTATTAATAATGCTGTCGTAATAGTAGATGAATGTCAAAACTTAAATTTTCATGAATTAGATAGTATTATTACTCGTATTGGTAAAAACTCTAAAATTATATTCTGTGGTGATTATACACAAACAGATTTAACAAGAGATAATGATAAACGTGGTATAGTTAACTTTATGAAAATTCTCAAGTCTATTAAAGAGTTTGAAACTATAGAATTTGGTATAGACGATATTGTAAGAAGTGATTTTCTAAAATCATATATCATAGCTAAATATAAGTTCGGGTATGCTTAATTTTATATTTGATGAAAATGAAAAAAAAGATTGTAATAACTTATTCAAATTTGTAACTTTATTTGAAAGTAAACATATTCTTGAAAGCATTTTTATTGATTATCCAATCTCTTTTCATTCATCAAATGACTTAGATAAAATTGATAAATGGTATTATCCTGTAATTCTAGCTAATCTTATATACCTAAACTCCCTTATTGACTACCCAAGCAGTATCGGTCGTCGTAGAGATATTTTAAAAGTAATACCTGACCACGTTAAAGAAGGAATTAGAAATAAAAAGGGTAAAATACTTTTAATCATTTTAGAACCTATTGCTGATTTTATACAATTTTCTGCATTTGCTTCAGAGTATAAGGATGTAGCCTTCCTTACTCTACACTACTCTCCAGAACAAAATTTCTTTTACACTACTCTTTATGACTTATTTAGTAATAGGAACCTTAAACATGGAAAACCACAAACAATTACGTATGGAGATGATTATAATGTTACTAATATGATTAAAAGAAGGTATTCTTGTTTTTTATTTAATTATCATGAGCACCACGAAAGGTTGATGTTAGTAAGTTTTTTAGAAAAAAGAAATCTTCTTGATGAAGGATATTTGTCTATGAAGAATAAGGGAATGAACTTTGATAAAATTCTTAAAAGTATTCCAAAACATGATTTTCTCAAAAAAGATCTTACCTTTAAATCATATGATAAAGTTTTTGATGGGTTAGATATTCACTCTACTTTTAAAAATACATTATTTAACATCTGTGTTGAAGGAGAAATAGCCTGGCAAGGATACCCGAATGTAACTGAAAAAGTTTTTAAATGTGTAATAGGTAGAAGTCCTTTTATACTTCTGTCTCATTACAGGGCTTTAGCAGGTTTTAAATCACTAGGCTTTAAAACTTTTGATTCACTCATTGATGAATCTTATGATACTATAGAATGTCCTGAGCATAGAATTAAATTAGTGCTTAATGAGATTGATAAACTTTGCACGATGCCTATCGAAAAATTAGAAGAAAAAGTAGTTAAATTAAAAAATGTTTTAGACTATAATTATGATCATTATCATAAACTAGTATATTTACAACATAAAAAATTACATGAGTTCCTTAATGAATAAATTAAAACAAAATTTTGATAATTCTACTCTACAATATGATATCAAAAAATATAATTTTGTAGATTGGGTGTTAAACGTAATTCAACAAGATTATCCAAATGTTTCTGACTTATCTACAATTCATAACTTTGTTCCCTCAACAGATTTAGTTAAAATTACAGATAAAGTTCAACGTTCATTCTCAAGTGAATCATTTGGTAAAATGATTGATGATTTTGCAGAGGAATATATCAAACCACTAATTGATGACAAACGATATTTAGTAAAAAGATTTCCTACTTTAAATCTTGTAGTGCCTAATCAACAAAAACTTGGGCGTAGACTACACTTTCATCAAGGAATATTTTACAACAATGGAAGAGGCCAAGGAACAGTTTGGATGCCTATAACGGAGTGTTATGAGTCTAATTCAATGTGGATTGTAGGTTATGAAGATTCTAAACTTATCACTCGAAAAACTGTTAAGAACAATCTGTCTCAAAAACGATTTGAGAAGATGAGTATAAACAAGGCTTTTCCAGTAACTCTGAAGCCAGGACAGGCTCACTTATTTCATCAAGAGCACATACACGGTAACATTAATAACGAAACTAACGTTACTCGTATGGCAATAGATTGGCATGTATTAATTGAAGGTGAAGAGTTCGGTGGTAGATATCCAGGTGGTTTCTTCAGACTACCAGGAGACTATAAACAGGAAAAGGTAAAAACTACAAATGCTACAATTTATCTCTCTAACAATAGTTCTTTTGATAAGCATATCCCTCTTCATATACAACGTAATTATATTGTA